TATTATTATTATTATATTGTCATATTATTTTTATAAAGGAATACAGTTCGGTCTTATTATGGTTATGGTAACCATTATTTTATATATATTTACACCAACTGTATTGGACGGATTTAGAGAAATGAATATAAGTAATAAACAATTAGGAGATTTTCAATATGTAGACATAGTAGATTCAATAAAGGAACCAAATAAAAAAATACCCAAGAGAATCATACAAGCTTGGAAAACATGGAGTAGTAAAAAACCTGAAATGTTCTCGCTATATATTGAATCTATCAAAAATAAAAACCCCGATTATGAATATATGTTCTTTAAAGATGACCAAATCGATGAATTTTTGAAAACGCATTATCCACATTACTATGAAACCTTCCAACGACTACCCATGAATATTCAAAAAATGGACTTTTTTAGATATGTTGCATTATATCATTTCGGTGGTTTTTATTTCGATTTGGATATAACTGCATTAGAACCATTAGATGAGCTATTAAAAAACGATTGTGTATTCCCTATCGATGAAATCATACATAAAAATATGTGTAGTACTAAGCGTTTTAATAACTTTTGTAGAAATCGTTTGGAATTCTTACTTGGTCAATACGGATTCGGTTGTTCTCAAAAAAATAAATTTATAAAGGTCTTGGTCGATGGAATTCATAATAATATTGATTCATATGTTAAGAATTATGTGGCGAACTCCGAAGATTATGTATATATCACCACCGGTCCTGATTATGTAACCAATATGTATATGACATATAAAAACAATCATGATATTACCATTTTACATTACCCCAAGAGACAGTATTTTGGTAAATATGCTCGTCATACGTTTGCCGGAACATGGAAAACATCTCCATAAAAAATTGATTCTATAATATTATTTAGAGCAACGCGTATTTTAACACAAACTTTACAACTATCCTTATAACTATCTTATAACAAAAGCTTTTTCAATAATGGTCAAAATTATTTCTATCGAAGGGAATATCGGTGCTGGTAAAACCACTATCTTGGAAAAATTACAACGTTTATTCAAAAATAATCGAAACATTATCTTTCTTCGAGAACCTCTACATATTTGGGAATCGATACAAGATTCGAATGGTGAAAGTATTTTAGCGAAATTCTATGCGAACCCATCTGCATATGCATTCACATTCCAAGTAATGGCGTTTGTTACACGTCTATCTATGTTACGTAAAGCTATCAAAGAAAATCCTGATTGTAAAATGATTATTTGTGAAAGGTCATTAGAAGCCGATAGACATATTTTTGCGAAAATGTTGTTTGATGATAATATGATTGAAGATATTAATTATAAAGTATATTTACAATTTTATGAAGAATATAAACGTGATTTTCAATTAGATGGTATTGTGTATATCGATTCAGATGCCGATGTTTGTTATAACCGTATTAAAAAAAGAGCAAGAACCGGTGAGGAAGGTGTTCCGCTTGATTATTTGAAAAATTGTCAGAAATATCATAATGAATGGTTATCGGAAATTAATCATAAATTAAGAATTATTACCAATGATGACGCAACATATGATAGAAATGACCCATTAGATAAAGGCATTGCGTGGTTAAAAATGATAAAAGATTATATTTATGGCTTTATTGGTGAAAATTATACATATAGCTCTTTATCTAGTATATAATAAAATATAATAACAATATAACTATGATATTTAATAAACATTATATTATTCTTTTTTTATTTCTATTCGTATTATTCATTACTTGGTATGGTGTTTTTTGTACATACAAAGAAGGTTTAGAAGCTGGAAAAAATATTGAAATTTTAGTTGCACGTTATAATGAAGATTTAAATTGGTTGAAAGAAGAACCCTTTAATAAATACAATACTATCGTATATAATAAAGGCCTTAATGACGATTTCAATAAAACAAATAGTAAGAAGATTATTAAAATAGAGAACGTCGGCAGAGAAGGACATACATATTTATATCATATTATTCAAAATTATGATAATTTAGCAGATGTTACTATTTTTTTACCGGGTTCTGGTGATATGCCTCATAAAATGAACAATATTAAAAAAATAATGTCTTCTATTGAAAACTATAAAACTACAACATTTATCGGTTATAAATATAATAATATTCGTAATGATTTTTTTGATTTTAAAATAGATAATTATATTTCTACGAATGAATCTAATAAAAAAATGAATAATGAAAGTAAAACACAATTAGCAACTATTAGACCATTCGGTGAATGGTATGATAAATTTTTTAAAGATATAATTGTTCAATATGTTTCTTTTGGTGGTTTATTTGCAATCAGTCGAGAACATATTCGACAACATCCAAAATCTTATTATGAAAAATTAATACAGGAGCTAAATACAAGCTCTAATCCTGAAGCTGGTCATTTCTTTGAAAGAAGTTGGAATGCCGTTTTTTATCCATTAGAAGGTGCGGTTTTTATCGATTCCAGACAAGATTAGTTACATTAGTAATATTCTTCGAATAATACTTGTGGTGATATACGTATTTTTGCATTATGTTGTAAAATAGAGTGATAATGAAAATATCGATGCTCACAATCTTCTATAAAATGTATATAATAATTACGGTTTAAGATGTCCATATTTGCTAGGATTAGATCTTTCGGTATTTGTTGTAGATTTTCATATATATCAAATTCATACCGACAATCCATAAATTTATGTTTTTTATATATGGCGAACCCATTAAATGCGGAATGACAATCTAATAATTTATCCTTTTCTATAGATGATAATTTATTTGTAATATAATGATGCATTATTACGGCGACTTCATTTGAACCAAATTGTATATTGGAATTATTATCCCAGTGCCAACAACTGAAGACATATTTATCTATCGATAATGCCCATATATCATAATATTGCCTACGATTAAAAGATAATGAATCCCATTGATATTTATCATTGAACATATATTCTTTTAATACATCTATATTCATTTTTCCTGCATTTACATCATCGAAATCCATCATTATAAAGTATTCATAATAGGGGTTCTTCTCATTTTTTATATATGTTATTATTGAATTTCTAGCATTACTTATATTTTCGGTTCTATATTTAGATAAGGGTTTATCATTAATTAATATTTCCAACTTGGGGAAACTAGTTTTCAATGATAGCAACGTTTTATATGTTGTATCATGCGATTCATCATACGCAATTATTATTTTATAATCATCAAATAATTCTATCATTTTACGTATATTATCGAACACTTTCGATAAATATTGTTCACAATTTCTTACACAACCACATATGTATATATTTCGTGTTTTTATTACGGGAGTTACGCTAGTCGCTTTTGGTTTCTCTAATAAAAACCCTTTCTTCATTTTACTTATATATGATTACATCTTTATGTCTTTATGGAATCATAATACCAAATTTTTATTTACGACTATTTCTTTGAGAACATTTCGTTTTATTTTTTCGAAGAATTTTTCATCTTCTTCATTCTTTCCACCTCCTAATGCCGACTTATAATACTTTCTATATTCAATATTATCCTTTGAATCCTATTCTTATAAATTTTATTACATTTTTCACAAGTAAACACTTCTAATGCAATTGGGGTTTTTTTGTTTCCATCGGTTTCCAAATGTTTCCGTTTATGTTTTGCAGTAGTCAAATGTTTAATATAATCTTTTTTAATATCTGATATGTAGTTACATTTTTCACAAATATAACCTTGGGATTTTTCGGTTTCCATTTGTCCTAAATTATGGAAACAAAAAAATCCTAATTTTCGAACGCCGTTATTTTATTTACCAATAAAATTGGTTATGAGGGCACTCGACCATATTTATTTTTGTATGACTAATAGATAAATTGTTATTGAATATGCTATTGGGATTTTTTCGGTTTCCAAATGGAAACCAATTTTTTATGGTCATAAAAATATTTTTGATATTTTTGAAAGTATTACGAATTTCGATAACAAAAAAATATTTTAGAAAATACTGGGATTTTTTGGTTTCCGTTGGTTTCCAAAATTGGAAACCGTTTGTCCCGATAATTTTACTAACGTCAAAATATTCATTTATTTTATGCAAACAACATTTTCAACCATTTTATTGAAAACAAAGCATTATGCTTTAAAATGACTTTTTTATTTTTTTCCAAAATTTCTTAAAAGGATTTTCAGAAAAAGGACATTTATAAATGTCCTTTTTTACATGACCCCTCCGACTTTTTTTTGGAAAATATTTTTGGTTATGATAGAACTTTTTCTCCAATATGGATACTTTTTTATTCTACTAGATAGTAGATGAATTGATAATTTGAGGCAGAATTATTAATATCGATACCGACTAAATTGATATAAAACTATTTAATAAAATTGATTCTCCTATAGAAAGGGTATATAGAATGAACTATCGAAAATGGAATCTGAAAACAGTGAAATTATGAACAAATTCTATCATATTACATCGAAAGCTTCAAATATAATATTATTGAAGCAATTGGAAGTTATTCAATGGTTACTTGGTGATTTAACATATCTTCCAGAAATCGAAAAAAAGAATAAAACACAAGATAATAAAAAATATAAAATATTAGAAGACGAATGGGGTCAAAATATGTTAGAAAAAAAACGACCCGATTTGAAAAAACACGGTCAATGGACAACGAAATTAGGAGAACATATTTGTGAAGAATTACAAATTTTATTAGGAAAAACACCTCGTTTCCCAGAAAATAAAAAAGGATATGAACCAGATATTGAAGTAGAAGATGCAATATGGGAAGTGAAAGCTCAAACTTATTTTACCGACGGAACAGCTGGAGAAAAGATATTAGGTGTTCCATTCAAATATGCAGATGTACCCGAGTTATATGGAAAACCATTAAAAATATTATGTATAGGTTGTGCAGAAGAACTTTCTAGAACTCATTACGGAAATTTATGCGGAAATAAAACTACCGAAAAAAAGAAAAAATTCATCGAATTCTATAAAGAAAATGGTATTGAATGGATAGGCGCAAGCGAATTGATAAAACAAATAGTGACTAATAATTCTTTATAATAACTTCTTTGGCTTTTGCGTCGGGGTTTTTAGAATTTATACTCCTTTTACATAGTATGGATTCAATTGTATATTTGTCTTTTTTATCAAAATTTTCGCGAACTAAATTTACATCTGCATTACTCATCATTATTTTTTTATTTGTATCCGTGAATTTATGTAATAGATTGAATAAATTATTATGATTATCAATATTGAATCCATTTTCTGTATATCCAACAAATGATTTATCGGTTTCGGGAGCATATGGTGGGTCTAAATATACATAATCACTTGGTTCGATTTTACATAAGGATTTACTAAAATCACAACATTCAAATATAACACCTTGTATTAAGATATGTATTTCCTCCAAATGTTCTCGATTAATAATTTCGGGATTTCCATAATGTCCATAAGGTACATTAAAACCATTTGGTCCGACACGAAATATTCCTCGAAAACAAGTTTTATTCAAAAATATAAACATCGCAGAACCGGTAATTTGAGTTTTTTCTATTGTTGATAATTTATTATATAGAGAACGTATCCAATAATAGTAATTCTCTTTGGATTGTTTTGCCTCCAAAATAGTAGTCGGTTTTCTATTTATAACATCACCATTAGAATCATTGTATTCTCTTATTAATTCCTGAATTTTATTATATAATTCAATATGATTCGATTGAATATTCTTATATACATATATAAGTGGTTCATTCAAATCATATGCATACACATTACCAGTGATTTTTATAATACCAGCCTTCTTATATGATAATAGAGTGAATAATACACTTCCTCCACCTAAAAATATTTCGTGGTAATGATTCATATTTATTGGAAATTCGGCAATTAGTTTATCTATAATTTGTGTTTTACCTCCTACCCATTTTAATATTGGTTTGGGTATTTTTATTTTTGTATATGATATGTCTTTTATTAATATAGATTTTTCCATTTTATTGAGTCTTATATAATAACATATAAGTATATTATTATATCAATTTTTCATTATTTTTCTAATTGAATTTAACGACGATTTTTACTGTTTCTTTTTTGATGCATTTACAGGCAGATATAGATAACTCTTGACGTTTCTTACGAGTTTTACTATTATCGACCGTTGGTTCATTTGACTCGGAGACATTATCGGGAGAAGGCTTACGTTTGGAAGTACTATTACGGTTATTCATATCGTTCTCAATATCCTTATAATGTTCTTCGATATATTGAACGATTTTGTTTTCGATAGCCCACTTAAAAAAATTAAGTTGACCGATGGTAGTTTCCATAAAATTATCCTTATCATAGGGAATGCTAATGCGTTCCCAACGACAAAAAGGGTCGAATCGACGCTTTGAATATGCTTTTAATTTTAATTTATAATCATTATATACTTTAAACCGGTAGGTTTCTGGAGAACTTTCTTTGATTTGTTGTTCATAAACAGTATAATATTTTTTGGCGAAATTGGTAACGAACCAGTCGACAATGCGTAGAGATATTTTGGATTCACCATTTATAATAGACATCATATTATGTAGATTTTCACGATTATTATAGAAATCCATTAAATTTTTCATTAATAATTCATTCTGAGTATGAAGATTATTTGAACAATAAAGAGACATTATGTAGATATACTCATCGAATTTTTTATGTTTTTTTACTTATATAATATATATTCCGAGAACCTATCGTTTTTGTAAAATGCACTTATAAAATTGTAGTACAAATGGTGAATGGTGTGGCTTGAAACATTTTTTTTTAGAAATAAAATGTATATGGTTAATATATAAATGAGCCGACCTATTATAAAAAGATTGTTTGACCAAGTTGGACAATTTGATGAATTTGATGCCGATGTCAAATTAGCTAAAAATACACTAAGTCACGTATATATGAATATATATACAAACGCAGAAGGTACGGTATATGCAACTGATAGCAATGGTCAGCAAGTCGAAAATAGATTAGTGAATTATACTCGATATACTCTTCCCTATACAGATGCATCGAATAATGTGGTAGTCGGTAAAATGAGAATATATTTTGTGGGTAATAATTATTTCCAAGTGGGCAATGATAATGAAACTGGTTATTGGTATTCGATTCAAGGATTAACACCATATGCAGTAAATCAATTGACATAATAACTTAATATGTTGTTGTGAAAAATGAAATAAAGATAAACGATTAATTTATGTAAAATGCGAGTAAAACTAAGTACCAAATATCATGAAGAACGTGAGGATATATGTAAGCGATTGATAAAAATCTTGGAATTGAAGGAGGATAATACGTTTTTATTAAGTGATTTGGATAATAATATTGAAAAACAAAATGTCATATTGAATATGAAAGAAGAAATACAGAAACATTTTGCGTGTTCGACCATTTCGAGTTTTAAACCGAATTTTGAGTGTAAGAGGCCGTATTTGAATATCGTTCGTAGTATATTACGTAAGCAGGGATATGAATTTAAAGGGGATGATATATTGATGAAACAAGGAGATGGGACATATAGAAGAACCATAAAATATAGGATAGGTATGAAGAATAATGAAAATAGTGTATGAATATGTAAAATATAAAGAACATAAAAAATACATATTATGATAGATAATAATAATATGTATCCATTAAGAATATATTATGCAGTATGTTTTCCGTATATTCTACCGATTACTACTTTGGTAGGGTTATATTCGGGTGTTCGAGAAATCGACTATTTGGTAAAACGTGGAGTACCATTAGAAAAAAATATGTTTCTTAAACACGCTATGGGAAATTATGCATTTGGTATGATTGCCGGTATTACGTATCCGATTAGCTTACCTTTGATTACTGGTCATTATATGTATTCGACGTATAAAGAACGGTGTAGAATGAATGGATAATGATAAATGACTTAAAGTTTTTTTACACCGATGAAGATTTAAAATGGGACAACCCTCTATAGGAGGGTTGCATTTTAATTCATTTATCGGTAACGTTGCCATTAAATCTTTATTGAGACGCCCTCCGGGCGTCCCATTATAAATATTCAAGGGTGTATAAATAAGAATGAAGATGAATGACTTTCTTTATTTATATATCCAATTTGCTATCTATATGATATCGACGGTAGTAATGGGTAGATTCTTAGTATTACATTCTTCTCTCATAGAAGCGAATCGAAAAAAGATTATAAAAATAATGAAAATTGCGGTAGATAATCATAAACAATTACAAAACCAAATAGATATGTTATTTTGTTCCAATAGAGATATTATAACGGTATATGATAATAAAATGAAAGATGTTATCAATTATCAAGAAAAACTAGCGGATAAATTACATACGAATATATTGAATTTACAGGAAATGATTGGAAAGACGAATTGTGAAACTGTTCATATAACCGAAAAAATTCATATTACAAAGGATGAAATCGAAGAAAAAATATCGAATATCATACAAATGCAACAAAGAATGGTTGTGTATATAGAAAATAATATCAATGAACTCAAAACACATTGCTATAAAAGAATTGATAATGTGTGAGGGTTTGGGATGAATAATTTTATATTTTAACGGTATAAAATTATTTTTAACTTCTTGGTGCAATCGACCATTTATGCTCCCGAAGTTGGGGGAGCAAAACTTTATAAAGACATTTGCTTTTGTTTTTAGAAAGCAAAACTATTTATTAACTATTTTTTCTTTTCTATTTTTTGCAATTTCTTGTGCTCGCATTTGTTTATATTCTTCATTGTTATACTTTTCTTTCAATCTTTCCATTTGGTTTTGCTTTCGCATAATTGCATTAGAATTTATTTCTTCTTTTGTTTTTTTATTTTTATTTTTAACGATTTTATTATTATTTTCTACTATCATAGAGTTTGATAAATCATTATGTTTATGATTTTCATATATTTCTTGAAGTTTGCTAATAAAATCCTTATATTCGTAATCTAATTTCATAAAATTACATTCACCACAACAAGGTTTTACATTTTCTAGAATATATCCTTTTTTACTATCAATTCTATCAATTCCATTTGTATGAAAATCGTCATTTTCTTTACCACATATATAACAATTACCATTTACAATATTTTCATAATCACTAGGAGTTAATAAAAAATCGAATTTTTTGCATAATGCTCTATCCTGATATCTTAAATAAGAACACCGATTATGATTAGCAAAACAATGTGTGTACAAATGACCATCTGTAATCAAATTATTATATTTAAGTATGTGTATAATCCGTTTGATGAAAACATCATCGCTCAAAGAACCCTTAATATAATTGCACATTTTACAACAACTTACGCAATTATCTCTAATATATCCTTTTGTTTGGTCTTTTCTATCAATTCCATTAAACCCTTTTGTCTGTAAAGTATTACAATAATAACACGGGTTTTCGATTATATTTGCAAATTCTTCATATGTAATTGTAAATTCTAAATTTTTTAATGCAGCATTTCTCGAATATACATTATATTGCAAATTCTTACTATTTTTCTTATATTCATTATTTTCTAAAACTTTTTCAGGGTTATTATTTCTCCATTTTTTTGCATATTCTGCACCTTCTTTTAGGTATTGTTCCACACCTAAATTTTCCATTTTTTTCTGTCTGCTGTTCATCCAGCATTCTGCAACTTTCTCATAATTATTTTCTTTCCACTGATTTTTTACTTCAATTCTTTCAGGTTTTGACTCATTTTTTCTAGCCAATTTATTTCTATGTTCTTTATCTCTTAACGAATCTACTTTTTTATTATTATCTCTGCAATTCTTACAAGTTTTTGTAATTTGTTTTTTATGACCAATAAATGCTTCCATTGGAAATGATTGGAAACAAGATGTACAATTTTGACTCTTAATTTCGGAAATTGGTTTTTCTACAATTTGACAAGTAGCATTATTGGTAACGACTTTATTATTTATTATATTTAGTCTTCGTTGTTTATCTTTATTCCTTGCTATTTCCAAACATTCACCACATTTTGTATATTGATATTCTAATTCCAATTTATTTCTACACCCACGTATATAATTTGCACATAATTTTTTATTCATTGCTTTTGTTTCATTCTCAAATATACATATTTGATGTAATTTACAATACTCGTTTTCTTTTGAACGTTTAAATTTGCAACCTTCTTTATTACAAAACACAACCGATTCTTTTGTTTTCAATCGATTATTTTTACCACGTTCTATGCATTTAGCACACGTTTTTGTCTCACCTTCAAAATAATATGATTTCAAACAACCACCACATAATTCCAACTTTTCCAACATTTCTGCCGTATATTCATTCATATACTGATGAAGCTTACAAAAACGTGATTCGCATATACTGTTGTTACGACAACCTGCATAATATCTATCTATCGCCAAACATTTCGACATTCTTAACATATCTAAAGATTATTATTTAAGTATTTTAACCACAATTATTATATTTGTTTTTGCTTTTTAAAAACGAAAGCAAAATTACAAACGTTTGCTTCTCCTTTAGGATAAGCAAAAATGGTAACATATGACAATACAAATAAAATTATTTTTAGACTTAATTACAAGTACAAAAACGTCAAAACATTACATACAAAATTTTAATAAACTATTCTTTGCTCACCTTTACGGGTGAGCAAAAAGCGATTGTATGTATTGCTTTCTAAATTGTGAAAGTAAGATAAACCCAAACTATTTTGCTCCGACAACTTGCGGAGCAAAACCTATTTAATAATTAATATAAATTTTTTTATGAATTTAAATTAATTTTTTATTGTATGATGATATATGGTAACAAATTATTAACAAATAATTCGATCAATTTGAGTAAGCGACACCAGCCATACCCGACATCACACGTAAGACGTTATAATTGACGGCATATACTCTGACCTTTGATGTAGCAGTACCAGCGACGGCACCAGATGATAAAACCAATTGTAAAACGGCGTTATCAATTCTGGAGAAGTTGCAAGATCCTGAAGGTTGATGCTCTTCAGGTCTCAATGCAAATGAGTAAACATTGATACCACAGTCAGGGGCACGGGTGTGATGTTGGAATGGTTGAACAACATCGAAGTATGAGCCTTCGCGTTCAGAGAAACGATCTTGGCCGTTAAGTTGTAATTTAGCAGTTACAACTGGGTTTTCACCCCAACAATGCATATCAAGTGCGGTTTCGGCAAGGACGAATGTACCAGCATCAGAAAGACCAGATGCGGCGTGTGTGTTAAGAGCACCACTACCGAAAAGACCAGATTGAGGAAGGACGTTCAAGTTACCAGAAACATCAGGTGCACCAGGAATTTCGAAAAGACCAGATGCAGTGATTAATGAATCAATTTCACTTGGTCCGCCGAATGCGTGAACAGCGTTTGGTAGAGCATCAATAGCATCAGTGTAGTTGAATGGTTGAGCACCAAGGGTCTTGAAAAGTGTTGAGCCAGCTTCTAAGGATGAGCAGTAATCAACGTTAGCATCAGGTTGAACAACCCAAACTAATTCCTTGCAAGGATGGTTGAAGTTTAGCTTTATTTTATTACTGGAGCTTCCCACCGACTCATCGCCTGTAAATTGAAGTTGCTCGATAAGGTATTCGTGTGGGTTTTGGGCCATTTTACGACGTTCATCAGTGTCAAGGAAGATATAATCAACGTATAAAGATGCAGCAACAAGGGATTGTTGGTAAGCAGCAGATACAGAGATTGTTGAACCATTTGTTGCGGTAAGGTTTTGGACTGCCCATAAGCATTCACCAATTGGACGGAAGTCAATGTTGATTTTGACATCGTGGTATTGTAATGCGATTAAAGGTAAAGCAAGACCTGGGTTTCTGCAGAACCAGAATTGAAGAGGAACGTATAAAGTTGTTTCTGGAAGGGCGTTACGTGGAGCACATACTTGGGATGGACCACCAGCAGAGGCACAAGGACCAGAGACTGCTGCGAAAGTTGGGTCACAGATGTATGTTAATTGGGTTGTGTTACCAATCATCTTGAAGTATCCACGTTGTTGTTCAGAAGAAAGAGTCATTTGGTTCCAGATGTGCATCCAGTCACCGTATTGACGGTCGATTCTTTGACCACCAATTTCTACTTCGACTTGGGCAATCAATTGTTCTCCAGGGAAATCTAACCAACGAGCATAAACACCAGTTGAACCTGATGTTGCCATTGATTGGTTGATTTCTGGTAAAGTTACTTGTAAGTATGTTCTGTATGCTAAATCACCGTTTCTGGAGATTGAGCAGGTAACACGACGACCGAAGTCAGCTTG